CCCCAAACTTTCGCAAGGGGCCAGACTGTATCTTAAGCAAACTCAGGTTGATTAGACCTTCATAGTTCACCAACACCCGTTCAGTCGTTGAAGGGCTACCATTTCCTATCAAAACGGAATTAGGTAGTCTCACTGCGGATTGCCCAATCCCTAACATTGTTACCATTGGGTACGGCTATTAACCGTGTTCCCTTTTACAATTTCTCATAAAAGGTGGTAGTTAGGGCTCTAAGGGGTTTCCCGCTGCAAGGTGTTTCGCCAATTGATTCTTTAAATATATAATAAATTCCCTAGCATCTTCTTTACTTTCATCTAAGGAAATATGAACACCACCAAAATCTGTTTTTTTTCTTTCTATATAGACATACCAACCGTATTGTTCTTTATTCCTGTTCAATGGTTTAATATATTGTTCGATATCATCATCGATCTTTGTAATATTATTAAACCTCTGAAATTTTTTATCTTTAAAATATTTTTTAACACCATCTGAAACACGTTTTTTACTCTCATCACTATGAGTAAATACACTTCCACCATTTTTAAGATTGTACCCACCAGGAAACAAGCTATTATAGTGTTTAATATAATGTATTTCTCTATCATTAGCTTCATTAATTTCACAACATTCAATCAATTCAACTACAAAATCTGATACGCCGTATTTTCTTATGGCGTTGTTCAAATAATGCGATTGATTTTTCTTTGTTGAGAAAGCTTCTGATACATGACATCTAAATCTTCCATCGTGTCCATATGGTCTATATTTTTTGTGGTTTAATATATGTGAAACCGCTTGCCCTACATATATGTTACCAGTAGTAAGGTTAGTTATTTTATAAATTTCACAATATCGGTCGGTTGGATTATCTAATATTTCGTTTGACAGTTTGGTTCGTTTTGATGGTTCCATTATTATTATATATATTTTATTCTTTATATAGTTTTAACTAAAGAATCAATTGACTAGGAGGTTGCACGCTTTTCACGCCTCCTGTTTTTGACAGAGAATAAGTTTATCAAAATCCGCATTGTAGGGCCGCGTTGTCGCGAGGTTCATTCTAAAAGTATCACCTACGGGCATCACCTTAACAATATGGCACATCATGGACATCCGATGTAACGTCGGTTGCCGATTAAAGAGAATGGCATCTCCATCCATCATGTGCCGGTGAACAATGTCGCCCATTTCAAGTTTAATAGAGTTGCGGTCTACATAACGCAATGAAATATTGTCTCCATTTTTCTTTTCCAAAATTTTCGCTCCCGGGTACTCATCCGGACCATTCTGCACGAGTTTTTGCAGGAACTGGCGATTGCGTTTATTCACGATGACTGGCTTCGTAATATTCTGCGCAATCTTCATCGGCACGCCCAATTCTTCCATGCCGATATTCGGGTCGGGCGTAATAACCGAACGGGCACTATAATCCACTCGCTTCCCCATGAGATTCCCCCTCACACGCCCATGCTTTCCATTCAATCGCTCTTTAATAGATTTGAGCGGACGCCCCGACCGCTGCGCTACTGCAGCCACGCCGGGTATTTTATTGTCCACGAGCGTCGCCACATAGTATTGCAAGACCGTGGTCCAATCATTAATCACATTCGCATTTGCATTCGCCTGGATCTTCTCCTGCAAGGTCTTATTGGTTTTCACGATATTCACTAATATATGAGTAATATCGTCTTCACTCCGCTGCTGCGAATCGACTTTCACAGAGGGTCGCACCGCGGGCGGCGGGACGGCTAACACCTGACAAATCATGGAATCTGGGCGTGACCACAATGGACTAAATCCCATAAAAGTGACATCTTCATCTGTAATTCGCCGAAAGAGTTTGAGGACAATTTCGGGCGTTAAGTTCATATTTAAACGCGCCGAATCGTCGCCGGTTAAGCCATCAATATTATCCCATTCGGCATTCAGAGTGGCTAAACCTTCCTTGCTAATTTTCTTCGGTTGCTTGCAGCCGCAGCCATCGCCGGTGTCTTCACCGCAGCGCTTGATTTTACTGGCAATCGGGAAGACAAACTGCCAACGATCTTCGGCTGACATGACAATAATATGTTTGTATTTCGTCTTACTGATGAGTAATTTACTACATTTGATGCATACGCAACGTAAAATTTTCATAATGGTGCTCAGATATTGGATATAAAATATTGGTTTTGCTAGTTCAATGTGTCCAAAATAACCCGGGGTTTGAATATGATCTAAACCATCGGAGGGACAAATAAAACCGGGGTCTTGTACCCCCATGCGCGGATCGCATAAGCCGCCGATGACGGGTTTATTATTGACATAGGTATCGCGGCTGGTTATTTCCGCCATAGAGGCTTTCCGTTTTTCTTCATCGGAGAGAATACTAAATTGAATTCCGATAATTTTGGATGCCGTTTTCTTTTGCATGATACCTTTTGTGTTTTGAGCCATGATACTTCTTATATTAACATAATAATATTTAGATTGTTTTAATTCAATTTTATATTATACACAACCTTTAAAAAAGGTTGAACCAAAATACAACCTTTAAAAATATACTTTTAGGAAAAGTATAGCAAAATACAACACCCTTGGGATTTTATAATCGCAATAAATATTAGCATCGCATATTACAACCTTAATGGTATATTATTAAATTTTAAAGGGTATAAATATAAAAACATATAATGTATTATGGTAAACTTTATTAGATTTAGTTCACTAATTATAAATACTGCAAAAATAAGTAGAATAGAAATTCAAGAGAATAAATATTGTATACATATAATGAGTCATAATATTGGTGGGCTTTTCGTATTTACAAATGGATATATAAATACAAACCATGAAAAAATAGAAGTATGTAAAGTTCAACATCCAACAGATTATGATAATTTAACCGAGTGGATTAACAAGAATAGTTAATATTTGCTACGATTATATTTGCTACGCTTATATTTGCTACGCTTATATTTGCTGCGCTTATATTTGCTGCGCTTATATTTGCTGCGCTTATATTTGCTGCGCTTATATTTGCTGCGCTTATATTTACTGCGCTTATAAAATTCCCAAGGATGTTATATGTTTGGCTCAACCTTTTTCAAAGGTTGTTGTTTGGCTCAACCTTTTTCAAAGGTTGTATTTTGCAATACTTTTCAAAAAAGTATATATATAATAATAATATAAACGTTTATTATTATATAATATAATTCAATGTCAGATATGGCTCCTCATAAATATAATACACGATCTAAGCAAAATGCATTAGTAAATAAACAAGTGTCTCGGCAATTAACATATAAAATAGAAGAGTCTTCGGAGGATGATATGTCTGGCGAGGATATGTCTGGGGACGAGGATATGTCTGGCGATGAGGATATATCGGATGATGATGATATGTCTGGCGATGAGGATATGTCTTGCGATGATGATATGTCTTGCGATGAAGATGATCTTTTATCTGAAGATGAAGAGAATTTTATTGTCAAAGATAAAGGTAATAAAACATTTAATAATCAGGCATTCCAAGATTTACTTGGAGAATTATTTCCTTCTAAATATATGAAGAATAAGCTTGATAAGAATAAACTTGATAAGAATAAGCTTGTTAAGAATAAAACTAAACACAATCGTTATGATAGAGAGAAATGTCCTAGCCCAGAACCAACCGATATTTTAACTGGACCTAATAAAATTTGCGCAAGTCCTAAGAAAAAAGGGTCTCATAATAATAAGAATAAATATAATAAGAATAAATATAAAGTTGAAGAACCATCATTAAGCCCAAGTAAAATGTCAAATTTTAATGTCATTTTTACAATTAATCCCTTAGATCTTAAACATAAAAACATAGAAGATTTTGAAGATTATCATTCTTCTAGCGATTCTGATTATGACCCGGAGATGGAAACAGAAGAAGAAGAATTATCGTCGGATGATGAAGACATGGAAGATCAGGATGATGAAGACATGGAAGATGATGATGAAGAAGATGAAGAAGAAGAAGATGAAGACATGGGTATGGATAAGAATGTATTTATTTCGAGTGTAGATAAATCGAGTGTAGATAAATCAAGTGTAGATAAATCGAGTCTAGATAAATCAAATAAACGTACACATGCTACAAATAAAAAGATTTTAAATAAACAAGCCCGTTTGTGTAAGAAGCGCAAATTTAAAAATACCTTGAAGTTTCGCGATCTCCTACAACAAAAAAATGTCATGAATGATGTCAATTATTTTCAAGAGAAAATGTCCTTGGAGGAACAGGACGCGGTGTTAGAGCAAATGGCGGAAATTAAATCCATCATTGAGATTGATAAGCCTTATCGCCTAGCTTTACTCGAAGCCACTATCCCGCCCCGTTTTAAAGCATCCGCCTACAATAAACTCTCATCATTGAAAAATATGGAACCCGGCTGTAGTGAATACAATAAAATTCGGCATTGGGTTGACGATTTTATGCGTATCCCCTTTAATAAAATTAATCATCTACCAGTGCGCATTGAAGATGGTGTAGATAAGTGTCATGATTTCATGGAACAGGCTAAAAATACCCTCGACAAAGCCGTCTATGGGTTAAACGACGTGAAGCTCCAGGTGATGCAAATGGTGGGGCAGTGGATTACCAATCCCGATGCGATAGGCAACTCCGTCGCGATTGAAGGACCGCCGGGGACCGGGAAGACCACCTTGGTAAAAGAAGGCATTAGTAAAATCCTGAACCGCGAATTTGTCTTTATTCCCTTAGGCGGCGCGACCGACAGCAGTTGCCTCGAAGGACATTCCTATACATATGAAGGATCAAGCTGTGGGCTCATTGTGAAGCAGTTGATTCAGTGCCAGAGCATGAACCCGATTATTTATTTCGACGAATTGGATAAAATTAGTGACACGCCGAAGGGCGAAGAAATCGTTGGGATTTTGACGCATTTGACGGATACTTCGCAAAATACCAAGTTTCATGATAAATATTTTGCGGAATTTGATTTCGATTTAAGTCGTTGTGTATTCTTCTTCAGTTATAATGATCGCAGTAAAGTGAGTAAGATTTTATTGGATAGGATGCATTGTATTATGACGAAGGGCTATGAACTGCCGCAGAAGACTATTATTGCGAAGGATTATTTACTACCGAGGATTCGAGAGCAGGTGCGTTTCAAGTTAGAGGAAATTCTCCTGCCGGATGAAACAATTGAACATATTATTAATTCGCATACGCATAAAGAAGATGGTGTCCGTAATTTGAAACGGTGCTTGGAGATTATTCATACGAAACTGAATTTGTATCGGTTGATGAAACCCGGGACGAATTTGTTTGAGAGTGATATGTCGATAAAAGTGGAGTTTCCTATCACTATTACACCAAAAATTGTCGATAAACTTATAAAGAAAAGTTCAGAATCAGGTGGATCATGGCAAAACATGTATTCTTAAGATATCTACTTTTCAATAACAATTTTTTGTAATTCTCTACAATTCATTGTTATATTCAAAAATCTATTTGTAATAATTTGATTTACGTTGAGCTGTTTTTGCATTTCATCGTAAATATATAAAAAATTGGTATTTATTATTTTATATTGTTGATCACGGGTAATCTGTCTCTGTAATAAAAGATAATCACTCACTGTTGCCGGACATTTTTTGGATAATTCGAGTAATTTTATATCAATAGTTTGTTGTTTATGTAATTGCTCTTTTCTCTCATTAAACATGCTAAATAGATTCATATATAATATTCTAATATTTTCTAGTCTTATGTTTTCTAACCTTCATATGCTTAGTATGCTTAGTACGCTTCGTAACCATACGCTTCGTAACCGTACGCTTCGTAGTAGCACGTTTTCTAATAGTACGTTTTTTCTTATTGAGACGTCTACCGCCTCTATATCGTTGTTCTATTTCAGTATTATGTTGTTGAATACTTTTTATTTCTTCATTGCTATATTTTTTATTCAATGGACGATGATGATTAGAAAGAATTCTTTTAGAAATAATATGTCCATCCTGATCTATAGCTAATTCTTTTAACCAAAGTATGGCAAAAATACTTTTAAAAAAAGTATGGCAAAAATACTTTTAAAAAAAGTATGGCAAAAATACTTTTGAAAAAAGTATGGCAAAAAAATACTTTTAAAAAAAGTATGGCAAAAATACTTTTAAAAAAAGTATGGCAAAAAAATACTTTTAAAAAAAGTATGGCAAAAATACTTTTAAAAAAAGTATGGCAAAATGTATTTATTTACTATATAATCAATATTTTCCAATCAATATTTCCTTGGCAATCCGTCGAATTATTTTATCTTCACTATCGCTTATTTCACCATTCCCGCCGGTCGATTGTTTAATCAATTTCATATATTTATCATTTAAACGCGATTCGCCGTCCAAGCTTTCAGGATAAGTACTGCTCCACAAACCCATCAATTTCATATTATTAAAAGAAATAGTCTTAATGACATATCGCAATTTGGGATTATTTCTTGCCTCTTTTTCCCATATATCATGATCCTTGACATATAATATTTCTCTCTTTGCGTCACTACAATGAATCGGTCGTTTATAAATATCCATGCTATTCAATTTATCCAGCATGATCTTCGTAATCCCTTCGACATAGCCGAGTTCACCGACGCTTTCCAAATCCGACAGCTCAAGAGTAATAGAATTTGCAAAATCACTAATATTCATGGCATCTTTGCATTGCTCATTTAAGAAAAACTGGAGATTAAATGTTTTATTATGTGAATTTATATGATTATTAGTGGTATTATTATTTTTACAAACTTCTAAAACTTGTTTTTGCAAGTCAGTATTCTGTTTTTGTAATTCTGTATTACTTTTAACCATTTCCATTATCAAGTTGCTTAAAACTTTCATTTCAGCTGAGGATGTATCAAGTACATTAGTATTTATAGTTATCTCTTCTTCGTCTACGGTACATATTTTATGGTGTTTCCACAACCCAGAAGATGATTTATAAAATTTATTACATTTTTCACACGTAAATTGGTGTGCGACTTTCTCATTTCCTGGATGGAACTCGCCATTTCCATTATGCTTCTTAGTGGACAAATGTTTCTTATAATCGCTTTCTTTCCTACATGCATAGTGGCATTTTTTACAACTGAAAATATTGGCGAGTTTTGGCGACAATTCTATTTCCATGGCTTATATTATAGATCAATATATAAACATGTCTAAACCATTTATATAAAAAATAATTTTTCTTATCATCACAAATATTTTCACACATAAATCAAAAATGAGAGCATCTTCTAGCAAAACGTGTTTTTTTCAGAATTCATTGGCATCGGAGAGCCCTAAATGAAAAAAGGACATTTTAAAAATGTCCAAAATGAAAAAAGAATCGTCAGAGCTGGAAGAAAAAAAAAGACGATTTTTCTCTCTTTTATATTTTGAGAGCATATATGCTGTAAAAATGAAAATACAAAAAATTTACAAAAAAATTACAAAAAAATTACAAAAAAGCATTATAAAATTGAAATGATTTATTGTTTATTATTTATATGTATTTCTTAACACGAGCAAATAAAATGGCTACCCAACGGGCAATCACACGCGAAATGGCTACACGCTTTATTAATATTTATAATACTTCTGGGGAAGTAAATGATTTTATCAAAAAATGTTTCGACCAGGACGAATGTATTAAAGAATTCTGTAACACCAATTACAAAAATTTGCGGGAGAGGAAGTTTTTCCTCCATATAATTAACTTTGCAATTCTTAAGTTAGGAAAGGAAGATCATGATAAAGTCAGCAATATAAACTACTGTCGAGAAGAATTGGGCGTTCCGATGCTGACTATTACGTATTTAAACGCCGCAAATGAAAATTATCATTTGTCAAATAAAAAAAAACATTCGCATTATTGGCGGTCTTTATTACATGAAGAGCTAAGTGACATGGCTTTTGAGGAAAACACATGCGCCATTTGCAATTATTCCAGTAATAATTGTCCCGACACAATTGCATTCTTCTATAGCACGTCATTTGGTTTAAATACTCCGGTATGTTATGAGTGCGTCATGTCGGATGGTAATGGCGATCCGCTAATGGTGATGAATGCAAAGGATATTGATGACAATGAAGATGAGACGGACTATGTGCCCTCGGATGATGATGAA